TTCCCAATCGTTTTTGGGGACTGATAGTGATTTGTATTTAGCAGGATCTGCCATTGGTTTCCTTTCTGGTTTTGATTCTTCTCATCTATGGGAATTTATCCTAAAAAATATAATTTGCAAGTGTTATTTTTTTAATATAAAAAGAAAGTCTCTTCTCACACCTTTTGTTTGTTCGTCCCTTTCTTGGGACGAACAGACAAGTTTTTTATTTTAAGGGTTGACAACTATAACAGAATATCCTATAAGTATTTCATACTCAATTAATCAAAATTGCAATTTGATTAACCTTTGTGGCAGAACAACGCTTAAGCGGGTGTAATGCACAGGACCGGAGGGTTAGGGCCTACTGGCTCAAGACACCGGAAGTGGTTGTGAGTACCGACCAATCTCTATCAAATTAGACTTGGACGCTTCGGGAAAGCTTGTGGGTGACCTACCAAGGTAGTCCCACCAAAGAGAGTTTAAGTAACTATTTTATCTTCATCCTTTGCAGGAATACAAGTAAATTTAGGATACAACTGATTGTTGTTTATGTCTTCTTTAGTAAAATTACCCTCTGCATATATAATCTCATAAGACTCTGATAGCCCTGCTCTTATACAATCGTGATGATCAGAAAATAATTTTGGATAATCTTTGTTGGTGTAGCACTCTCCGCTCATTGCAGAGCAGATGAACACCGTAAGTAGGAACTTCATCTACCGCCCTTGGCCCTTATAGCGTGTTAATTTTTTTTGTAATTTTTTGTTTTTGTTTAAACTTTTCGTGTGAACGCCACGACGTTTTTTAGGTTTATCTCTAGGTACAAAATGTGTAAATTTTTGTTTAGCCATCTTCGTCTAACCATTCCTTAACAAATGGTTTTGCTCCTTTGGGTGATGTTATAACTGGTAGATAAGTTATCTTACCATTTATATGTTGTTCTAAATCTGATCCGCAACTCATACACCTAAAAAAATCTCTGTCAATACCAACTAACATAGTGAACTGATCACACGTTGGACACTTACCATTAACTACTTCTGCTTGAAATCTTAAATCTTTTTTTGCCATTACTGACAGCTCAAACATTCATCGCTATCACTATCGAGATCAGCTAATGCTTCCTGTTTGCAATCATCGCTGCAAAACATATCTAATTCGTCCTTTGGTTCGAACTCTTTTTTACACTTATTACAATTCTTTTTCATTACTCTAATATTAACTTCTTAATTGAAAAAGATCCATCTATATTTGTCTCAAGTTCTGCCATTTGCTTCAGGCATTGATATTTTACGTGCGATTTAGCATCACGTCTAGCTGTACGCGCGCCTTTCAGACATTCAGACATTGACGTCTGGATACGTGCCTCCTTAATTTCTCCGTGTACAATCATAAGTAGGGCTACCACTAACTCTGTCATACTATTTTACCTTTGTTTTCACCTTGCTTGATAACATATTTTTGTGTACCATTCTTGCCGGTTTCAACTTCTTTTTTTAAATTTTTAACAAAGTTCATTTGCTTTGCTTTCTTTTCCATATCAGAAATGTATTTTACAACTTGTCTAGTAATTCTTTCCATTTGCTCTTACCTTATCTTTTAAATCTTCTATATCTTTTAATGCTTTATCTAATTGTTCTCTTAAAAATTCTATATTAACTTTGTTAGTCATATTCATTTCTTGAGTTTCTTCCATTTTCTCTACGGTCTTATAAAGATCCTCAATTAAAAAATGTTGCTCCTGATCAGTAGGGACCTGTTCAGATTTTTTTAACAAATCATTTGTAAATAATTCTCTTGATGTCTCTAACGATACTAACCTTGCAGTCAGCTCCGTATATGCAAACACACCCATTGCAACGAGCACAATCAAACTAACTACCGTCTTCATAGGCATCTGTACTCTTGCTTCTTCTCCAATATCTAATGGTTTATTTGCCACCTATATACTCCTCTAATTTTTTACCCGCAGGAGATAACGTTATAACATAAGAAAACACTGCAGCCAATAATGCAGTACACGCAGCTTCAGACCAATATTGTCCAAAATGAGTTGAATGAGATAGTATATCTGCAGTAAAACAACCTATAAACATAAGTATAGGTAATTTGTAATGAAACTTCCAGGGTATAAAAGACATAAGTACAACTAAAAAACCCGTGATCGCACCGGTTCGTGTTGCAATGATAGCGTGAGCTGAAGTTAATGCAGGTAAATTACCTTGCACCATAAAGATCATACAAGATAACCAGGCTAGTGATAGCTTGTGAAAGAATAAGGAGAGCTTACGTTTAATATCCACTTGGACCTCCAAAGATAGCTAATAGACATAGCAATACTATCAACACTGCTGTGAATCTGTAATCCATCCTGGCTATCTCCATAATACTTCCTCATTTTCTTCTGCACGGTGATGTATTTTATATTATTTGTCTTCTATTTTGTAGAACATTTTGTCAGTATCCTCTGTAATCCAGTTCTTATTTTCAACGTTCCACTCTGTAGTTTGGACATTGTAGTCAGGAATATCTGATTTAAAAGTAAAATTGCTAATGTTCCAAAGAATACGATTATTAGGCTGAATTGCATAATTCCCGTTATCAAGAGCCAGTACGTGTCCACACTTATGTTGATCAGGAATTTCAGAATGTTCTGTATCCAGGATATTACTTTCTGGATGGCCCCAATCGATGGTGAATAAATACTCGCCATAATAAAATTTTTTATCTTTACCAAAATATTTTCCACGTTGTGATGTTAGATAACCAAAGCTATGAACACTAGGATAATAACTAAAACTGTTCCACAGTTGAAGCTGGTCGATCTGCATATCGGGCACTTTGGATCTGTCATACGATTTTTGGAAAAACGCAGAGACAGGCAATCGAAAAAAGACTGCACCATTTGGTAACATAATGTGAAATAATGTTGCGGAGCCTGCCATACTTGTAAGACCGAAGACCACACATTCTTCACTTTCTCCATGATGTTTTTTAAAGTCATATAAATATTCCTTCCTTACGTTACAATAAATGGGTGGTATATCTGCATTCAAATAAGCCATTATTTAATATCGCCCCAATTATTTCCTTTTTCATAATCCACTTTGTTAGGTACCTGTAAATCTACTGCAGATTCCATTATCTCAATTATTTGTTCTGCCTTTGCATCAGATTCAACAGAGATATCAACCTCATCGTGAATTTGTATGTGAGGTATTATACCATTTTCATACAAAGCTACCATACTTTTTTTAGTCATATCTGCAGCTGATCCTTGTATTAATTTGTTTAATGCTTTGTAAGTAAATGCACGTTTTAAAGGCTCATCGTATTCTTTTCTAGCCATTTCAAGTGGTAAAGGTTTAAATACACCAAACTGCACCGGCTGCCATAAATCAAAATGACACGCTCTTCCTAATAAAGTTCTAATTTTTCCACGATCATTTGCTTTACGAGATACATTTTCCATTAACTGCTTAACAAAAGGTGCTTTAGTATGGTATTGTTTAATTAATTTTTCTGCAGAATCTTTCATCAAACCTAGTTCTGCCATCAATTTATTTTTACCCATACCATACATCAAACCAAGGTTAATAGTTTTTGCTTGCTTACGTTCAATGCCTGCCATATCTGCAACCACTTGGTGGAAGTCTGCATCTCCTTGATTGTATGCCCCTACAATTTCATCAACACCTTCCAAGTTCTGTAACTTTGCATAGTGCACTAAAATTCTAGGTTCTTGTTGTGAGTAGTCAAACGATCCCCATTTCGTATTTTCTTCTGGAATAAAAATAGATCTAATCATCGGTCCCAGCTCCGGGTGCCTCGCTGGAATCTGCTGTAAGTTTGGATTGCTCATAGAGAATCTACCTGTCACCGTTCCACCTGCATCTGATCGTATTTGATTTATGTCTGCGTGTATTCTACCATCAACTGCGTGTTTAGTAATCGAATCAATAAAAGTTGTGTGCGCTTTGTTAATCTCTCTTGCGTCTGCAATACAACGTGCTAATTCGTGTGGATGGTTTTGTAAAAAGTTTTTTGTAAAACTTGGTTCATTACTTTTTTCTGTTCTATCATAAGGTAACTTTAATTTGTCAAAAGCTTTTGCAATACTTCTAGCTGCATGTATTTCTACATGAATACCTGTTAAATCCTTGATTTTACTAATGATTTTGCCTTCTCTTTGCATAAGATTTTTTTTAATTTTAGCTGCATGTTCAAGGTCAACTCTTACACCTTTGAATCTCATATCAACTAAACAAGGAAATAGTTTTGTCTCCAGGTTAAATACATCCCAAAGTTCTTCTTTGTATAGTTCAGTCTCTAATCTTTTCCAAAGTTTTAAGGTAGCTTCAGCATCTCTCTCTGCATATTGTCCTACAAATAATGCAGGTAATCTCCACATATCTTTTTTAGGATCTAGTCCATATTCTTTAGCGGCTGCTTGTAATACATTTTCATCTTTACCAATACCTACATAAAATTTTGCAAGAGTATTTAATGCATAAGACATTCTGTTCTCATCTATTAAAGACGCTGCAATCATAGTATCTACTATTTTACCTTTTACAATTATTCCTTCTGATCTTAACCAACACACATCATACATTGCATTGTGAAATATAAATGTTGTATCGGGTTGATTAACTATATCTTTAAGCCAAGAGTAAACTAAATTTTTATCTAGGTTACCACCAGATTCGTGATGTATTGGAAAGTATCCTGCCCAACCTTCTACGGCTACAGCTACTCCTGCTACGTGTCCTCTACCTGTAACATTACCAGAACCTAATGTAGTTAAGTGTGGATCATTAGTTTCTAAATCAATTGCTATCTCTTTATAACCACGAAGATCTTTTAGTTCTTCTGGCATAACCCATTCTGTTTCCGGAGTAAACAATGGGATCTGGGTACTTCTCACGAGTAATCCCTTTCAATAATCATCTCTAAATAGTGTATAGCTTTTCTCACGTCCTCTTCCTTTCCCTTCGATTGATGTCTACAGATATATTTTATAGCGTTGCCTTCTGCAAATAGCAACTTGTTTTCGTTAATAAACTCTGCAGGTTGAATTTTCATGGAACGGTAGTGTTTCCCACCGACCTGTTTATCTAAAGAATCATATTCTGCTTTCTTAAATATTTCTTTGTTGGTCATTTTTTTCCTCCTTCAATAACTTGAAGTCCAAGAGGAGGTCTCCAACCATCTAATACATCTTGAACATAGGCTTTATAAGATAAAAATTCTCCTTCTGTCATTCTTGATTTTGATTCAGTAATTATATCCATGGTCAATAAACAAGGAATTTGAGTTTTGTCTACTGCAAATGAAGGAAAGTATTTTTCCATTATTTTTACTTGTGCCTCATATTTATCTAGAAAAAAATTACGACAATCCATAAATGCATTTTGTATTATTTCTCTTTCCTCTTTAGTATTTTTTTTATGTTGTTTTGGTATTTTCATAATATATAAGCCCGATCAAAGTTTTTTGGATCCAAAACATGCAATTCACGCTTCGCTCTCGTCGCTCCAGTATAAAATAATCTATGTAATTCATCTGGGTCGTGACTAAACGTTTCTAGTGCTGCATTAGTTAAGTCCTGCATAAGCAAAACTTTATCGGCTTCTCCTCCTTTCGCTCCGTGTATAGTTGACATTGTTATACGAGGATTTTTATTTATTTGCTCTCCATTCGCCCTCATATTACGAATATAGTTTTCTGTGAGAGTATCTAAACCTTCAAAAGATTCATACCAAACCTTATCAGTTATTAGTCCGTGTTTCTCTTGACAGTCTTGTAATGTATATTTGTCATCAGCGTGTAATGTTTTACCTTTTCTAAATCCTTCTAATACATTTGATCCAAGATATTCATAAATGTTTTTTATTTCTAAATGATTTAAAGTGCCTTCTTTACGCCATGATTCCCAATTGTTTAATGCTAATAATAATTTAAGAGATATAGAATTTCTTCCTTTGTATTGATAATACCATCCTTGCAGTTCACATAAATCTTTTACATCATCTAAAAAATAATTAGCTGAAGATAGTACTAACCAATTACCTTGAGACATATCTACTTGTGTAATATCAGAATATCTTTTTAAGATTCCCTCATCATCTCTTGGTCTATATTGTTTATCAAATCTATTTTGTACCTTACTAATTATATGTTGAGATAGTTCGTGTATTGGTCCACCTGGTATTCTATATGATTGTTCTAATGTTTTGATATCATCTACTTCTTCTTTTAAAGCTATGAAGTGATCTACATCTGCACCTGCCCATTTAAATATTGCTTGGTCATCATCTCCTGCAATGTAAGTTTTGTTAGCGTTTGTCCAAAGTTTTCTAACCATATCCCATTGTATTAAAGATAAGTCCTGCGCTTCATCTATAAACAATACTTCAAATTTAGGATTAATATCCTTCTGTATAAAATTTTCTAATAAGTCATTAAAGTCTTTCAAGCCTTTTTCTTTTTTAAATCTTTTTAATTCTTCTGCTAATAAAAATAATGTACTTCTTTCTATATCTAATATGTTTTGTCGTGAATCATAATACTCTAATAGATCCATACGTTTAACTGCAGCTGTATTTATTATTGTA